TCCCGGAACCGCTGATCAGGCCGGGGGCGGGACGCCGCCCCCACAGGTGCCGCCCGGACGGTGATCCTCAGCACAACCGATGAAAGGGTCAGGTGGTCCCGCGCCGCCTCGCGCCCCGCGCCCCCATGCCGTATCCCGGCCCAGAGCGTCCCCAGCGCCACCCAGCGGCTCGAAAACCCGCCCGCGCCGTCGGGCGAGCGCCGGGCCTCTTCCAGCACCAGCCTGCGGTCAAGACGCGGGGTCTTCATGCCCGCCCCCCAAGCAGCCGCACGGTCTTGTATTGCTGGATCAGCACACTCACCCCCACCGGGATCATCGCCGAAGGCTCCCCGTCTCCGAACCGGTTGTCATGGTAATGGGCGGCCAGCATCAGAACCGCCTGCGCCAGGTCAACAGGGATCGCCCGCCAGGTCGTCCCGAACCCGGCCTGAAAGGCAATCTCCGCCAGCCCGTCCGCCGGGATCACCGGCAGATACGCCCCGGTCGGCACCAGGCGCGGGCGGTGGCTGTCGGGGATCAGCGCATATTCGACCGGATCATATACGGTTTTGGCCCCGTCCCGGTCGGTGACCGAAAGCGATGTCACCGCACTGACCGGGGCCACCGGCAGCGCCTGCCCGCCAAGGGACCGCCAGCACTCCACCGACCACAGGAACCCCCGCGTCAGCAGGATTTTTCCGGTCCGTGCCTCAATCGCCTTCAGGGCCGCGCGCAGCAAACGCTCCAGCAGGGCATCCTGCGTGCCGTCATCGGCAAAGCCCGTGCCAAGCCGCAGGTGCTCTTTGAACTGCGTGATCGGCAGCGATGATTTGGGCGTCGCGGTTTGTTCGACCAGCATCATGGGATGACTCCGAAAATCCGTCTGTTTGCGAACCGGCGCGGGGCGGGGGGTAGGGGGCGCGGGTGCCACCTGCCCCCCGTGCGGGCCACTCTGCCCTGCCGCTTAAGTGACCGCGAATTTCAGCAGCTTGATCGCGGCAAAGTCGGTCACATCGCCGCCCACGCGCCTTGTGGCATAAAACAGCACATGCGGCTTGGCCGAGAACGGATCGCGCAGCACCCGCAGATCGGGGCGCTCGGCAATGGTATAGCCCGCGCGGAAATCGCCGAATGCGATGGCATAGGCGTTGCTGGCAATGTCGGGCATATCCTCGGCAATCAGCACCGGATAGCCCATCAGCCGGGCAAACTCCCCCGCCGCCAGACCGTCAGACCACAAAAAGCGGCCATCTTTGTCTTTCATCTTGCGCACCGCCCCCGCGGTTTTCGAGTTCATCACGAAATGCGCATTGGCGCGGTATTCAGCGCCCAGGGTATAGACCAGATCGACGATGGCATCAGAGGGAGCCGCGGAAGAGAAATCGCCACTCACGCCGGTCGTGATATATCCCAGCTTGTTCCAGGCCCAACTTGCCTCGGCAATCACCGTGTGGCTCAGAAACCCCTTCGGCTTGTTGGTGCCGTTCCCGCTGACAAAGGCCGTTGCCTCTGCCCGCGCAAATTTCTCGGCAATGCGCCGGGACAGCCACGCCTCGATGTCAAAGGCGCTGTCATCAAGCAGCCGCTGCGACACCTTGGGCAGGGCGCTCAGCTCATGCAGCGGGATGGTGATGCGGGCAAATTGCGGGGTGCCGGTCTCAGTGGTGTCTGTTGTCTCGGTCGCCCAGCCCGCGCTTGCCTCGGAATGATCGACCAGCACCTCATAGGAAGTCGCCTCGACATGGGCGACATTGGCAATCGAGCGCAGGGACGACATGCCGAACATGACGCCTCTGATGGTTTCGGCGGTTTCCGGGGCAACCAGAAACCCGCCCTCTGCCGAGACCGCCGTTGACAGCGCCTTGGTCTCCGGCTCCAGCCCGCGCAGCGCATCATCATCGCCGGTGCGCAGATAGGCCCGGAACGCCTTGCGGTGCGGTGTGGCGGTCTCGGCTGTGGTGGACAGGGCAGGGCGGGCGGCAAGGACGGATTTCCGCTCAAACGCCGCCAGCCGTTCATCCTGCTTGCGCAGCCGGGTGTTCACATCGCCGATCAGTTCGGCCAGCGCGGTTCTGACCTGCGCTGTCGGGGACGGGTCTGCGGGCGTTTCGCCGCCGATCCGGGTTTTGGTTTCGAGTGCCTTCATTTTCGGTTTCCTGCATTGTGAAAGGTGATGGCCTGACGACCGGATTGAGACCTCTGCAAAGATCTGTGCATACTCGCTTGGGCCGGGCGGGCTGTTTGATCGTCAATCTGCCATTATGCAGCGGTCTTTTACATCGCCACGCTGTATACCCCCCAAGGCCGGGGCGGGTGTCGGCGGATCAGCGGGTCAGCCCCTGACGGGCGTCCCGGATCAGCCGCGCCAGATCGCCCGGCAGGGCGTCATCCGGGGCATCGCCCTTCGCGCCGATCCGCGCGTCCGGCAACATCGGAAAAGTCACCAGCGACACTTCCCAAAGCTCCAGCTCGGTCAGTCGTCGCCGCCCCCGGCCATCCCGCACGGCGGTCCTGGTGCGATAGCCGATGGACAGCCCGTCAATCACCCCCGCCTCAACCAGCGCCGCGGCTTCGCGCCCTTTGCCGACCTCGGTCAGAATGCGCCCGCCGACATACAGGCCACGGGCGTCCTCGCGCGCCTCGTCCCAAACGCCGATCGGCAGCGCCGGATCATGCTGCCACAGCATCTTGATCCGCCGCCCTGTGGCCTTCAGCGCGCCAAGGGACTTTGCATAAGCGCCGGGGGCGACCACATCGCCCCCCTGATCGCCCCGGTCGAACAGGCTTGCATAGCCCTCGATCCGGTTGTCCTTGCCGATGCGCAAAGCCTCTTCCGGACGGCAGAATTTCACTTCCAGCCCGTATGTTTGGCAAATTCCCGACATTTACCCGCCTTTCCGTTCAAAGCCTATACCGGGCCGATCCCGATAAGCGTCGCCACCCCCTGCGCCAGGATCAGCCCGACCACCCCATAAACGGTCAGCCACAACCGGCGCTCCAGCCGCTCCATCAGCGCCTCGATCCGGTCAAGCCGCTGGTCCAGCATGGCGAACTGCACCTGCGCCACACGTTCATTGGCGTCGATCCGCGCCGCCGCAGTCGCCGCGGCCGCCGCATCGAAACTGTCATACAGAAACCGCGACCCGCTGCGCTGCTCCGTCGCCTGCCCCCCGCCGCTCATGCGCCGTCCATGCGCGCAGGCAGGCCCAGCAGCGCCCGCTTTTCCGCATCCGTCAGAAAACCCGCCCCGGCGACCCTGCGCCATTGTGCCTCGCGCTCTGCCGCCAGCGCCGACACCTGATCAAGGTCGGGCTTCAGCTCCGGCATCTCGGCATGAAACCCGCCCAGCCAGTCCGACAGGCTCGCGGCGGTCTTCGTCACCAGCGGCAGCACCGTCAGCCGGTAAAAGGCCCGGTTTGCCTCCTGATAATTCGCATAGGTCGCATCCCCCGGAATGCCCAGCAACATCGGCGGCACCCCGAACGCGATGGCGATCTCGCGCGCTGCCGCTTCCTTGGTTTTCTGAAACTCCATATCCGAGGGGCTGAACCCCATCGGCTTCCAGTCAAGCCCGCCTTCCAGCAGCATCGGACGCCCGGCATTCGCGGCCCCCTGATGATGCGCGGCCAATTCGTTCTGCAACCGGTCATACTGATCCGGGGTCAGATGCGCCTGGCCGTCCGCCCCCTGATAGACGATGGCCCCCGAAGGCCGCGCCGCATTGTCCAACAGCGATTTTGACCAGCGCGATGCGGCGTTATGCACGTCCGCTGCATTCGCCGCCGCCTGCATCGGTGACAGCCCGTAGTGGTCATCCTGCGGGTGGAACGCCCGGATATGGCAGATAATCGGGTGGGCATTGGTGAAATCAAAACGATGCCTGCGCCCGCCGACGGCATAGTCATAGGCCACAGGCCAGCCATCCGCGCCGGGGATCACGCGCATCCGGTCAGAGCGCAGCACATGCAGCTCCAGCGGCAGGCCGTCCCCGTCGGCGACAGCCTCCAGATAGCCGTTTCCGGTCAGCAGGATCTGGCTGTAGAGTGCCTCGAACAACTCTGCCCGCCCCTGCATTCCGTTGGGGCGGCGGATCAGCGTGGCCAGCGGGTGTTCCTCATAGCGCTGCGCACGGTCCTGCACCCCCAGAGGCACCGCCGCCGCGGTCTCGGCAATCAGCCTGACCGCCCGAAACCCCACCGGATTCGACAAAAAGCCGGATTTGATCAGCGACGAGGTGTCCCGCGCGCCCCAGGTTACCCGCCCGGCGGAGTGATAGGCGATCACCGGTCCCGCGGCGGATGCTTTGACTTCCGGCGGTTTGGTCGGTGCCTTTTTCAGAAAATCGAACAGCATGGATATGGCTCCTCATGGGGGCAGGCCCGGCAGGCCGCGTTTTCCCCTGTTTTCCGGTGTGGGGCGTGATGGCGGGATAGAGACCTCTGAATAAGGCTGTATCGCCCCCCAAGTACCCCGCCCGGCGCTTGCGCCGGGC